GGAGTTGTGTCAAATTTTTCTAATATTTTCTTTCTTTCATTAGATGGAATTTCCGAATATAATCCAATCATTTTAACTTTTTTATAGAAGTTTAATTTATCTGGAAATTCTTTTTTTAAGATATTATTAAATACACGGACAAATTTAGAATTGTTTACAAAGTTTTTGACGGCTAAATCTCTGTCGGTATTCACGTCTGCATGAAATGTTAACACACGATTATTTCCAGTTTCCAAAATGGCACGAGCAATGGTTTCATACAAAGATTTGTTTGTATTTTCAGTATAAAACTCAATTCTGATTTCGAATGGATTCAAGAAATTTTCATTCATGCCTCGTAAATAGGAATAGTCGTATACTAATTTACCACACTGATTTTTTTCCAGATTATTTCTATCATACATAATAACGTCCTTGTTATTAACAGGTGTTGCAGTAAAGAATATTTGTTTTTCAAAAATATCGGTTTCAAATATATGTTTACAGTATGTTTCTCCTACAACATGATGTGCCTCATCAAATAAACAGTGATTAATTTTATTTCCGGTTCCATTTAACAAATGAACTAATATTTCAAAACTTTGGTAGGTAATACAAATAATTTTGTTAGTTTGTTTTGAAAGGAATTGTGAAATAATGTATATGTCAGTAGTGGGAACATAATATTTATTATCTTTAACGTTAATGTCAGCTTTATCAGATGAGATAATAAGTAAATTATCTTTTGGCATGTCAGACAAATATTCCGTGTAAAATTGCTGAATTAATGCTAAAATAGGAAATACGTATACGAGTAATTTTGAATTTTTTATTGCTTTGCATTTTTTCATTAACAATGACTTGCCTGTTCCGCAAAACATTTTAACAAGACATTTGTCATTGGTTAGAAGTTCTTCGGATATGGCATCGTCTGCTTCGGCTTGATAATAACGAAATGGATTTAAATTAGACGACATTTTTGTTTGTTAGTTTACATAAACTAACAAAAATCAATTCAATTTTTTTTCTAAACATTTAGTATAATGGCTCGTTCAAAAACATGTAAAAACGGCAAAGTGCCCGAAGGGGTAAGAGGGAGATGCATCAAACCCAAAGGCTCTAAAAGATGTAATGCAGGCAAAGCACCCACTGGAGTAAATGGCAGATGCGTTAAAATTAAGCGAAGATATACAAAAAAACAACGTAGAACCGCATCAAAATCCGCAAGTCCAAATGAACATTCTCGTAATGCACGTGCTGAAATACAAGATTTTATGTCCGATATGGATGATGATGAATTTTTCTCAAAGGCAGAAATAGAAAAATTTGTAAACATTGCTGTTAAACAGAAGTTGACACCATCTGAAATACGAGACGGATTAGAACAATACCATAAATCATATGGCGTTTTTGCATAAGTATTCATAAAGGCTGAACATTATATATATTTGCGTAATCATAAATAAAATATTTTCTAAAGGTGTATAAAATGTCGCAAAAGACAATAATATCCTTTTTTCAAAGCAGAGACCATTTTCTGCGTTTGTTAGAAAAGAATCCTGGCTTAGTAATACTTAAATTAGGGGCCACTTGGTGCGGACCTTGCAAGAAAATTAAGCCAGTGGTTGATGCTTTTTTTGCATCTTCGCCGGATAATGTAATATGCTGTGAAATAGATGTAGACGAATCGTATGATTTATATGCTTATTTTAAAAGTAAAAAAATGGTGAATGGTATTCCAGTAATTCTATGCTATAAAAAAGGAAATACAAGCTATATTCCAGATGATTCAATTACTGGTAGCGAACCGTTGCAATTGGATGCATTTTTTAAACGATGCGGTCAACATTTGTTAGCAGTTAAAACACACCGATAATTTATATATTTTAAAAATCATATAAATATATTAAATGTATTAATATATTTATGAGCAATGTTTTAATTATATTAACGAGTACTGTGAATATTAATCCTACAAAACAATTTTTATATCAAACTAATCCCAAAGAAAGATTAGATTGCTATTTAAAATCTGTAAAACAATGGTTGGAAAAAACAAACTTAAAAATATGTCTTGTAGAAAATTCTAATTATACTTTTCCTGAATTGAACGAATATGTTGAACAGTTTAGCAATAGATTTGAAATTATAACAATTGATGAATTTAATTTACCAGAAGCAGATAGACATTTAATGTATAACTGTTCTAAAGGAGCAAGCGAAATGTATTCTATTATACATGCATACAATAATAGTAAATTTAAGAATTCTGTCAATTTTATTATTAAAATTACAGCTAGGTATTTTATAGAACAATTTGAGAATTTTTTAATTGAAAAAAATATTGCAAATAATATACGTAATGTTGGAATTATCGACTATAATACAATGATACTTGGATTACGACAGCAGAATGAACAACGATGTGAAATATTAGGCGTGCATAAAAAATTTTTTAATATTATATTTGAGTTAAATTTATCAGATGACCGTGGATATTTTTATCCACATGTTGAAAGTGTGTATTGCAATAGATTGAAATTATTAAATCAGAATAGAATCTTGGTATGTCCTACATTTGAGATTGAACCAACTCAAATGGGTGGAATTTGTCAAATAAATACAGAATTATAATGCGTTTAAAAACAACTTATTAAGTATAATAAGGATTTATTTAGGAATGGATAATCATATAAGAGCTGTTGAAGATAAAAGCGATAACTTAGTGTTATTAAAATTGGAAGATGAAATATTTAGAACAGTTCTTAACATAGACCAAAAATATATTGATATTATTCAATCGTGGTATGAAAAATGTGACTATATGATACATATAGAATACAGTTCTATATCAATACCGAGCAAAATAAGCAATGCAAATAAGAAAAAAATATTATACAGAAATATTGATAATAAAAACAAAGAATTATTTATAAACTCATATATTCCTGAAATATTAGCTATGGAAACAATACACGATAAAATAAAAGATATTGAAAAATCTATTTTTACTGATAATCTAGTTGGAAATCCAGATGAAACCGTAGTAAAAATGTTATCGTTAACAAGTTTAGGAATTAATATTCCAAATGAAATAACAGGTATAGAAATAAAAAATACTGAACAAAAAATATCTGATAGAAAAACGATAAGAAATGCAAATTTGCAACTTCGTGATGAACCGCCTGTTCCAATAACAATAGTAACACCATTTAATCAAACAACCATTCAAGACTATTATAATGCAGCAAGTGACCTTCATAAAACTAAAAAGTTTAATAGTACTGAAAATTTTATTAGTGGTAGGTTTCCGGAATGTAATATACAGCCATATAATTTTGAGTATAATGCTTTAAAGCATAGTATATTTGATAATGCTCTAAGGCTAGATGTTGTAAAAGATATTTCTGAATTTTATGGCAGTAAAAAGGATGAAACCATAATAGTTTTATTAAATCCGCTTATTTTGCAAACAGTAGTTATAACTAATCCAAGTTCAGATGTATTTGACATAATAATTAAATATCCAGAATATGGGTTTATTGAATTGTTTAAAATGAAATTTAAAATTGAGGATGTTGAAAAAACAATATATAAAAATTTTGATGGAGTAAAATTTGATAGTGCAGAAAAAATAAATATAGAATTAATAAATACAGCTAAAATGATTGAACTGATAAAAAATAATTATTATAATAATGGCAAATATGAGCCCGAAGAAGTAGAAATAAAAGAGTTTTTAAAGAAATTTTACGAACTAAATAATAATGAGGAAGATAGAATAAAACTATCTGAATTACATACTGTTGTTAGTAATTTTATTAATAAAGAAACAGATGATTGTTTTAAAGTGAGATTATCAAAATATTTAAAAGATTTAGGAATACATAAAAAATTATATGATGACGGATGTTATTATTGCGGTATTAAATTAAAACAATGTGATTTTCCTTTTACTTAAATGTCTCCCAAATCTGTAAAAGTTATTGAGTGATTTTTGATGAAATGTTCATAAGCTTCATACGTTTCAACTTCTATGTAATGTTTATCTAAAAATCCGTTGAGAGTTCCAAATGTTGGATGTACTGCTGTAAAATTCTCAATCCAAACATACCAGTCAGCATTAACATTGGCTGATATTTTCCATCCGCTCAAATGCATTTTTTCATATATTATATCTGTATCGATGTCATCTTCTAAAACATTTTTATCAAATATTTCATCATTATCTAAAACTCTGGTTAAGTGTTCGTGCTTTTCTAAAAGAATTACTAATTTTGACATTTTTCTTTGGACAATTATTAGTCTTTGGTATATTGTAAAAAGTATTTCAATTTTTTCCACTTTAATTTATTTCTAAAACAATTTAAAGAGAAATAAATATATTTATATAATGGACAAGCAAATTGCCAACTTAAAAAAACAAAATGAAGGCATGGAAACATCTTTTAAGACAAAAGGCATTGAATTTACCAAATTAACGATTGACAATGTAGATCCAGAAACCGAATTAATGGCTTTAAAACAATACAATAATTATTTAAAAGGAATAAGACCACCACCTACTCCTAAAATAGTTGAACCAAAACCTATAGAGGAACCAGATGACGACGAGCCAATTAAAGAAGTAAAACCAGTATTTTCTACGATTACCAATATGGAAGAAATCAAACGCACATTTTTTTCCAAAGAATATGATGCATCTTATAAACTTATTAAACAACATCCATTTAGATTTTACGAGGCAAACTATAAGTATGCAGATGATAATACAGGTCGTCCCGCGTTTGTTGCTAAGAATTTATTACGTGGATTTGTTCAAAGTTTAGATGATTATCGTAAGTATTTAATGGTTGGTTTTAGATGTATTTCTATAGAAGAACAAAAATATAGTTATCCATCTTACTGGATTGTTAATTCTAATGATGAATTAAGCGTCATTTTGGGTTCTATTTATGATGATTTTGATTTTATTCCTGTTGTAGAAGAAGAGAAAATTGTTAGTATGTATAGAAATATGCAAAAAAATGAGGATGAAACCGATGAAAAAATAATTGGCGAAACTTATTTACATTAATTAAACAATATAAAGGCAAATTAATATCTTATAATAAAAATGAAAAATGCATTTGACTATGACTATGAATTTGCATTTCGATGTGCTTGTTCTTTTGGACATTTAGACTTCGCTAAGTGGTTACTCAAAAGAAAACCAGATATAGACATTTCTTGGAATAATGAAAGTGCGTTTCGTATTTCTTGTGAATACGGACATTTAACGCTCGCAAAGTGGTTACTCAAAAGAAAACCAGATATAGATATTTCTTCAAGAGATGATGAGGCGTTTCGTTATGCTTGTCAAAATGGCCATTTGTTGATGGCCAAGTGGTTACAAAGTCTAAAAGATAATTTATATGTAATCGAATATGATGATAATGGAAACTATACTGGTTTCAAAATAGGAAATAATTACAACTAACAAAAAAACAGATAGATAAATATTTAAATAAATTGTATAACTGACTTTGCTATATCTATTGGTAGATGATATAGCAAATTTGATTTTTCTTGTAAAGCCAAGTGTAACGCATATTTTCGTCTTTCCCAATTTGCTTCTTTTTTTGTTCTAATTCTATAATTAGCGTAGTTTCCTTTTTTACTATATTCAATAACATATAAATATGGTTTTAGGCTTTGTAACCACTGAGCAACTTCTAAATGTTTGCTATTACAAGCCCAACGAAACGCAAAATCATCTCTTGAAGAAATATTAATATCTGGTTTCACACTGAGTAACCACTTGGCAACTTCTAAACATCCATTAGAACAAGAATTACGAAATAATTCTTCATTATTTATAGAAATATCTATATCTGGTTTCATTTTGTATAACCAATTAGCGAGTGTTAAATGTCCGCATTGACAAGCATTATAAAACGCGTGATTAATATATATAGAAATATTAATATCTGGTTTCACACTTAATAACCACTTAGCAACTTTTAAGTGTCCATAATAACAAGCAAGAAGAAACGCTTCTTCATTCATCGCAGAAATATTAATATCTGGATTTAATCTTAGAAACTCTTTTGTTTCTTTTAAATCACCTTTTATACATAACTTATGAAATTTTTTTTCCATGTTGTTTATTATCTAACTTTAAACTAACAAAAAACAATTTCAATTTTTATCCGGTAAAATATATTAATTATTTGCAAAATGATATAAAGGCAATTTAATAAATTAATAATTAAACAAATTGTATAACTGACTTTGCTATATCTATTGGTAGATGATATAGCAAATTTGATTTTTCTTGTAAAGCCAAGTGTAATGCGCATTTCCGCTTTTCCCAATTTGCTTCTTCTTTGCTTCTAATCCTATAACCAGCATAGTTGCCATTTTTATCATATTCAATAACATATAAATATGGTTTTAGAGACTGTAACCACTTAGCAACTTTTAAATGGCCTTTATAACAAGCCCAACGAAATGCAAATTCATTATATGTAGAAATATCTATATCTGGTTTCACGTGGAGCAACCACTGAGCAACATCTAAATGTCCGCTTAAACAAACCTTACGAAACACATATTCATTTTGTGCGGAATTATTAATATCTGGTTTAACATGGAGTAACCACTTAGCAACTTCTAAATCTCCTTTAGCACAAACACAACTAAATGCAAATTCTTTATTAGCAGAAATATTAATATCTGGTTTCACACTGAGTAACCACTTTGCAACTTCTAAATGTCCATTAACACAAGCCCAACGAAACGCATAATCATCACACGAAGATATTTTAATATCTGGTTTCACTTGTAGTAACCACATAGCAATTTTTAAACGTCCATATTCACAAGCCCAACGAAACACCAATTCAGAAATATTAATATCTGGATACAATCGTAGTAACTCTTTTGCCTCATCTAAATTACCTGTTTTACAGAATTCAATAAATTGTGGTTCCATCTTACTTTGTTGGATGAGCCAAACAAAAAAGAATTTCAATTTTATATATTTAAACAAATAGAGTAACCGCCTTCGCAATATCTGTTGGCAAATGATATAGTATATTTGTTTCTTCTTGTAAAGCCATATGTAACGCACATTTTCGTCTTTCCCAAATTGCTTGTTCTTTGCTTCTAATTTTATAACCAATACATTTCCCATTTTTATTATATTCAATAACATATAAATATGGTTTTAGACTCTGTAACCACTTAGCAACTTCTAATTTTCCATTATAACAAGCCCAACAAAACGTATATTCATTATTAGTAGAAATATTAATATCTGGTTTCACACGTAGCAACCACTTAGCAACTTCTAAATATCCTTTAACACAAGCAATACGAAACCCATATTCATTATCAACAGAAATATTAATATTTGGTTTCACTTGTAGGAGCCACTGTGCTACTTCTAAATGTCCGTTTTCACATGCTCCACGAAATGCGGATTCTTTATTAGCAGAAATATTAATATCTGGTTTTACACTGAGGAGCCACTGTGCTACTTCTAAATGTCCGTTTTCACATGCTCCACAAAATGCTTGTTCATTTTTCGCAGAAATATTAATATCTGGTTTTACACTGAGGAGCCACTGTGCTACTTCTAAATGTCCGTTATAACAAGCATTACGAAATGCACATTCTTTAACAGCAGATATATTAATATCTGGTTTTACACTTAATAACCACTGTGCTACTTCTAAATGTCCGTTTTCACAAGCCCAACGAAACGCACATTCATTAATAGCAGAAATATTAATATCTGGTTTTAAATGGAGCAACCACTTTGCAACTTCTAAGTGTCCGTTTTCACAAGAACAACGAAACGCATCTTCATTATGTATAGAAATATTAATGTCTGGGTTGATTTGGAGTAACCACTTAGCGACCTCCAAATGTCCGTTTTCACAAGCATAAGCCAAATTATACGCAAATTCATTTTCCGCAGAAATCTTAATATCTGGATTTAATCTTAGAAACTCTTTTGCTCCGTCTAAATCACCTATTCTACATAAATTATTAAATCGTCCTTCCATTCCACTTTTTATAACGAAGTAAGAGCCAAACAAAAAACAATTTCAATTTTTATAATAAAGGCAATTTAATAACTTAATAATTAAACAAATTGTATAACTGACTTGGCAATATCTATTGGTAAATGATATAGTATATTTGTGTTTTCTTGATACGCTAAGTGTAATGCGCATTTCCGCTTTTCCCAATTTGCTTGTTCTTTGCTTCTAATTTTATAACCAGCATAGTTTCCATTATCATCATATATAATAACATATAAATATGGTTTTAGACTCTGTAACCATTTTGCAAGTTCTAAATGTCCTTCTTGACAAGCCCAACGAAACGCAGATTCATTATCAACAGAAATATTAATATCTGGTTTCACACGTAATAACCACTTAGCGACCTCTAATTGTCCATTTTCACAAGCATAACGAAATGCGACTTCATTAAAAGCAGAAATATTAATATCTGGTTTCACACTGATTAACCACTGGGCAACTTCTAAATGTCCTTCATAACAAGTGCTAAGAAATGCTGCTTCATTATTATAAGAAATATTAATGTCTGGTTTCACAATTAGTAACCACTTTGCGACTTCTAAATATCCATTAAAACAAGCATCACGAAACGAGCAATCATGATCCCAAGAAATATTAATGTCTGGTTTCACATTGAGTAACCACTTAGCAACTTCTAAATGTCCTTTTTTACAAGCCCAACGAAACGCCAATTCAGAAATATTAATATTTGGATACAATCGTAGCAACTCCTTTGCCTTATCTAAATTGCCACTTATACAAACTTGAATAAATTGTTGTTCCATCTTACTTCGTTATAACCTTTTATGAGCCAAACAAAAAACAGATTCAATTTTTATACTGAAAAAATATATTAATTATAATAAAAACAATATAAAGCCAAATTAATAACTTAATATTTATACAACTTTTCCAATCAATATCCAATCAATTTACGCCCCAATTCATTTACAATCGGTCTATCTAATTCAACTATTTCTTTTACTTCAGCGCCATATGTTCGTGGATTCTTTGGAAACAACTTAATTTTACACGGCCAATGACTTGTCATTCTCATTTCTTCAAACGCCTTAATTTTTTTGTTAATTTGTGTAGCAGTCGATAATTGGCGTGGCATATAACATAAATAAGCAACACATCTAAAGTTTGGATTCAGTCGACCTTTCCTCGGTTCAACCCCACAATGAATCGTGCGACTATCCCAGAAAACCATCGAGCCTTTAGGACATCGTATATATTTCTCAGTACATCCTTTACTTTGATAAAATTGAATATGTGTGTCGTCATTTAATTTAGTCCAATCCGCTTTATCTGTATTATGAAATTCTTCAGCAAACTCCTTGTGAAATTTATGACTTCCCTCATAAAATGCCAGTGTCGCATCGTTTTCATTTACATCAAACGCAGTAACCCAACTCTGAATACATTCAAATCCAGGACGCGTATAACTTTGATCCGTGTGAAACCATGTTTTACGATGCCATCCAATTTTTGTAATTTCCGACGGCATATGAAATGATGCTCCATCAAAACTAACAAGTAAATCTTCCGGATTGCAGTCCCACAGTTTAGCAAAAGGCTCCACGCATTTCATATTCTGTCTTAAATTCCATACAAATTGTGCTTGCCCAAGTCCATATTGTTGAATAAGCATCGAGTGCTTAGGAAATAAGTCTCTAATATTTCTCCAAGAATCAGGGTTAGCGCGATTCATTTGTGTTTCCCAGCCTTGAGTCCAGTGTTCTAATGTGTCCCACATACCATTAGCCATTTCTGCACACTCGGCATCATTTAATACACTTGGAATAATCGCAACTCCAAACTCTTCTAAAGTTTGTTTCAGATTATCAACATTCGTAATATACTTTTCGTATTCGTAAACAGCGTTCATTCTCAATAACAGTTTTATGTCATTATGGCACGGTAAAAAAATAAATTTCAATTTTTTCCAAACCGTTTTACAATTACAATTATTAAATTACATTGCAATTATATAATAAATCAATATAACCACTTTCATCCATATTCATCCTTTTAGCACATTTTGCAATCCAGTTAGGGTGTCCTACAAATCTTGCAAGTTCTTCGCGTGCACCACTGCATTGTTCTTTTAACTTTATATAAAATTCGTCTGATGGCAATTTATGCCAATAATTTTGTTCGTCCTCGTTTATTAATCTTTGTTGTTTTTTATATTCTATGTACAACATATCTTGTTTTTTATTAAATTCTTTATTATCTATGAGATGAATTGGACACATAACACACTCCCAAAGCGTTATTGGCTTTATTATTGCTAAACGTTGGATATAAATTCGTTGATTCATTTGTTATTAATTGTATAAACTAACAAATGAAAAAAGTATTTCAATTTTTATCTTACTTCGTTATAACCTGCTAAAGCCGTGGAGCCAAACATTATTTTAATAAATTTTTTGAATATATTTTTTTCTTTAAGTCCTTTTTACACAAAACTATTTCTAATTTTGTCTATAAATCTTAAATATATAATATTGTATGAGTCATAATAATCTTCGTCGTCATTTTCAGTATAATCAATCATAATAAATTTAGCAAGTTCTTTTTCTGAACACCACATATTACCATCCGCTTGTATATCGTCAAATAAGTCACTTATTGTACGATAAAGGTTATTATTAAATAAATTGGAAGCATTACCTTTGTTTAACAATTCATTTGTTTCTTCATTGTCCTCTAGAAATTCTATTAATCTTTCAATATATCCTTTATTATTAAATTTAAATAATTTTAATGTTTTTAATTTTTTTATAATTTTCTGTTTGTTGTTTTCTTTTCTTGATTTAGAGATTTTTTCTGCCTTTTGAATTCTTTTATAATATGCAATTTCTTGTTCTAATGAAACAAATTCAGGTTCGGAACTTGCGAGTTCTTTAATAGACACGTCTGGAGTAACAACACAATAAGACCTAAAACACGGCCGTCTCGGCAATGAATTTGTCTGTTTATTGGGACGCTCGACTGGTAAATTATTATCCATTTTAATTCGTTTATATTTATATAAACTAACAAATGGAGAAAAAATATTTCAATTTTTTCCACCGTGGAGCCAAACATTTTTTTATTTATTTTTTTCTTCCACAAGTTATGAAGTTATTTTGAAAATTATTTTATAAAACTATTTCTAATTTTATCTATAAATTTGTACGCTATATTATATTCATCATCGTCTTCATTATACTCTACCATTGCGAATTCTGCCAATTCTTCTTCGGTTTCCCATAAACCATTATCTCTTTGAGCATCTAAGAATAAATCGCAAATAATATCTGATATTTCATGAGTGAATAATTTAGATGCATCCCCTTTTTCTAATAACTCATTTGTTTTTTTATCTCTTTGAAGAAGATATATTAATTGTTGAATATAATCTTGATTGGTATCATAATATGGTGTACAATTTTTGAATAATTTCAGTGTTCTTAATTTTGTAATAATAGGACAATTATTATCCATCGTAAATCAATTTTATAAAACTAACAAATAGAGAAAAAAGTATTTCAATTTTTTCCACCTTTAAAAAAGGTGGAGCCAAACATTATTTTGAAAATATATTATTTTTCTTTCACAAGTTATGAAGTTGTTTTCATATATATTATTTTTTCTTTCACAAGTTATGAAGTTGCTTTCTAATATATTATTTTTCTTTAAGTTGCTTTAGAAATATATTATTTCAATTCATCCAGCGACATCTTTGAGATATTTGGTAAATCAATATACATATCCTCTGGTAAATCAATATCCATATCATCTCCTTTGTTAGAAGTAAGATAGTTATTAATACATTTTTCATCACTTAATTCTTGTCTTAACTGATTACATTCTTCTTCTTTTCGCACTAAATCAATCGCCATATTTGCTAATTTACATTTTAACACTAAAATCTCTCCTTCCAAATCCTTATTTACATTTTGTTTTGTCTCTTCTAATTCATCTTCTTTATTTTCTAATAATGTTCTCATTTCTACATTACATAAATAATGACGCGTTTGCTTCTGTTCATATTCCATCATTTGGCGTTCATTAAATTCGTTGCGCGTTTGCATATAATACATCTGTGTAGTCATATTTTGTAATAATTTTTCTAACTCAATTATACGCTGTTTATCTGGCAACGAGGCATCCACTAATGCTACTTGTTGTGTTTCTGGCAGTACTGCATTATAAATATTAATATACCAGTAATGATTATATTTATCATATATAAATTTAGTTGAACCATCTTCTGAATTATTCATATCATCCAATAACTTATTGACTTTTGTGTTAGTAAACCAGCGCTCGAATATAACAACCGCGCCATTGTATTCTTTGCCTGAATTATCCGTCTTTTTTGTGAATTTAACCTCCTTTACGATGCCAATGTTATTATTATTGAACGCATTAATAATAAAATTGCTTGTTATGTGCAACTCAGCACGCTTAATGTAGAGGGAAATGTTGTTGAAAGTAAGCTTAGACATTGTTGTAAATTAATTGTTTGTATAACCTGACAAATGGTAAAAAAATAATTTCAATTTTTTTCCACCTGCTAAAGCCGTGGAGCCAAAAGCATATTAATCATTTTTTTAATAATAATAATATTTAACCGTGTTTATTTAACTGTTTTTAATTAATATTTATACTGTTTTCTTGCAATAATTCTATAAGTTCTTGTTTTCTAAGCTTGGAAAAGCCTTTTACTCTATTTTCTCTACATAATTGCTTTAATTGTTTTACCGTTATTTTTACATTTAGTTCTATAATAGTTGGTTGATTTACAAGGTTTGTAAATAAATCGTCAATCTTTTTTTTTAGCCTACTCACAAACGTAAAATGTTGCACCTTTGTTACTAAACAATAAATCTTTGGATTCGGCTTATCATTTTCGCCGTTTCGTATGCCAAATATTCTGCATTTTTGTAGAAACCCCGTATAGTTACTAGCACTTGCCATCGATATTTGGTGTGATATATTTCGCGAGTAATTCGTATTTGTGTAATTAATTCCTCTATTAGATAACTTATTGGCAATAAATACTACATGTGGATGCATATTAAAAGAATCAATTAGATGTTGAATATTTTTGGTTTTTCTTCGTTCAGTTACGCCGTTTATTGTTATATATGTCGTGCTGCTTAATACAATAATTGGCACATTATTATATATATTTGATAACTCGTTTGCTACGTTTCTCATCTTATTAATGCGACTAAAACAATTAATTAACATAAATCCTTCATCTTTTTGCAAGAAATCATCTCGCAATATATCTATTATTTTATTTTTAACCACATATGATGCAGTATCTGCATCCAGTATATCTGCATTACCTAATAAATTAACTGATTCTATGTCAACTTTATCAAAACCAATATAATTAGATGATGGATTTAATTGAATAACATCATCAACATTGAATTTATTAACATATTTAAACGGTGTAGCAGTTACATGCAATATATTTTTAGAACAACAATTAAATAATTTGCTTGTTTTTATTTTATCTAAATATTGGTCACTTTCATCTAATATTAAACAATAATTCGTAATATTATTATGCATCATATATGTCATTAACACATTCATTCTATATTTATTGTAAATAGTTATAAGAACTTGCTCATTATTATAAGTAGTAGATAATGCATTCGTATTTATTACTTTATATTTGATACTTTGATTTCCCAATGTTTTTACATATTGTTCTTGCATATTGATACTATTTTGTATAATAAGTATTTTTACTATATCTGGTTTATATATTTTTATATAATTCATTATTTTACTAGTTTTTCCAGATTGTACTTGTCCATATAGTAATATATGATTTTCAGGAATAATATAATCATAATGAAGCCATTTTTTAAAGCTAGGAACAATAGACTTTAATGATTTCTTATCAATATATGATAATATATTGGTAAATAAATCAGGATTTGTAAGAACTTGATTCATTGAAATGATTGCGTATATAATTGATATAATGTATTGTAATGTAAAATAGAATAAAATAAAATAAATTCAATTTTTTATCAGAAAACCCAGGTTTTCCGAACCTTTCCTTAAATGAATTTTATTTCTTACTTTGTTATAACCAGCTAAAGCCGTGGATCCAATTTTAAATCTTAAATGTTTAAACTAACAAAAATGATATTACTCATTTCTTCATTTTGTCACTCATTTCTTCATTTTGTCACTCATTTCTTCATTTTGTCACTCATTTATTGGTACCGTAGTAATACCGTAACACATAGTACCGTATTATAACACAGACTACCGTACTAATACCGTAACACATAGTACCGTAGTAATACCGTAACACATAGTACCGTAGTAATACCGTAACACATAGTACCGTAGTAATACCGTAACACATAGTACCGTAGTAATACCGTAACACATAGTACCGTAGTAATACCGTAACACCCATTACTTGTCAATCACTGTTTCCTTCACAATATTCTTTATTATCTTTGTGTAATTTTTGTTAGTTTCATCTTCTGTAGAACCTGACATTGATTCACTAACAATCTTTAAATACCTATCATTCACTTTTGAATCTGGATCATTAAAGCCAGGATGCTCCTTAGTCCATTCACTTATTTGTTTAATATTCTTATGTGCCACATGTTTAA